TGGAACTTTTTTACCCTCAACGACAACTATCACAGCTAAGAATTCTAATTCAATTATGTCAACTTCTCCTGGGGCTAAATTTGAGGAAACAGCTAATGAGACTTCTTTTATTGCTCTAGGCACAACTCCATCAAGAGTAGTGATTTCTCCAAACACTAAAAACGTATGCAAACGTATTGGATCAAGAGTTTTAATGCCAGTTTATACAAATGTGATTCAGCTTCAAGAAGGGGGAGGACTTGCAATCTACGACACAAATCCCGATACCGTAGTAGTGGCTTCGGCTATTCAATTTGGATCACATACAAATCCGATAAATATTGGCGATACCATCACGGGAAGTCTATCGGGGGCAACAGGTATTGTTGAATCAGTTGGATCGACGCAGATTCTCTACAAGATCACCGCAGGTACTTTTGTTTTAAATGATATTGTAACGGCTTCTTCTGGTGGTGTGACTTCGGCTCTTACTAACGTAATAGAACACAACCTTCTTACAAGATATAATTATCAGAATGGACAGACACTAGGCTTTATTTATGATCAAGGAGGATTTACAAATTCTCTTAATACTTTCTTGATAAACACGGTTGCTGCTTCTGTCATCACTCTTGATATTGGTTCAAATCCTGTTCCACACGGTTATGGACCTGGTTCTTCCCCATATATCATAAACGGCGTTTCAACAAATCAGGTTTCAAAAGATTCTTTAATTCAATACGCCTCAGATACAGATCCGTTCATTGCTAAAGATTATGGATATTCTGGTGCACTTCCACTTAATACAACAGCTTTTTTCACACATGGTGGGGGGCTGTCGTCTAATGCTTATCCTCTATATATTCCACATGTTAAAGAACTTATTTCCGATTTTGAGGTTCAGGCACGTGTAGCACCTGGTGGTGCTGCTACTGATACGTACACCGTGATGGTGAATGGAGTGGCTACGCCAGCCACGGTAAGCCTTACAGCGGATAAAAAATTTGGTGGAATAGTCCTCGATACGCCAATTGAAATTAAATGTGGATACACAGGTCACATTTATGAAGTTGGCGGTGGAACAGGACAAACTGATCTAGTCAATAAAGGAAGATATACCAATTCAATCATCACTTCGTTTTCATTGATCATTTCTGCTACAGGAACGCCAGACCAATTTAGTTGGACTCAATATAATACATCTGGAGGAGTGGTTGCTAATGCAGCTGGTGTAGCTATCACAGGCGATTGGCAACTATTAGCCGATGGAGTTTATATTAGATTCACCAACACTACTAGACACACCAATGGAACTATATGGAACTGGTGGAACTTCCCAGCAGATACCATTTCTATTAAAGCAGTGACCGATCCCGCGACGGCATCGGAAGATATTGTTGCTTCATTCACTACTATTCGTAACACAACTATATGATAAACGAACTCTTGCTCAGGGATATTAAAAACATTGAAGATTTAATTGCTCATGGTCTTCCTCCAGAAGAGGAGGCTAAACAAAGAGAAGTTTTGGAAGGTTTAAAAAAAGATCTTAATTCATAAAAATGTCAGGTACAGAATATAAAAAAATTACGTTATTAGATTTGATTAGCCTAGCGATAGGCACTAAATCATCAAATTCAATATTTACTGCTTTAGGATCAGTATGCCATTCTTATGTGGCAAAAATAGCAGATTATATTGCGACGGAATTTGATTATACTATTGATTGTATTGCCAATTCTTTCACCGTTACTCTTCCATCACCCACTGGAGTGAAAGGGCGAATTTATAATATAAAAAATAGTGGAACAGGTATTAACAAAAATTTCAAATATATAAATATCATTTAATTCACTTTTATGAATTTTGCAGTAAAGTTAGAAAGACAGATTGTGGCTTGTCCTGGAACGCTCAGGCTTGGCGTATCGGTAACACCAGACACCACCACGATAACAGCATTCGATTTTGATTCAAATTTCAATGTCAATGAATGTGCTGGTACTACCGTACCAACAAATGGAGAGGCTGGATATAAAAAAGGAGCCTTCTTTACGAAAACAAATCAAGCCGATGGTACATCAGCAAATTATGAAAACGTAGGATCTGCAACAGCATGCCAATTCAAACTCGTTGGCACTGGTAGTCCTGGAGATATCTCGTTACCTCATAATCAGGTTCTTGTTGGTAATGCAGCAGGATTAGCGGCAGCAGTCGCACAAAGTGGAGATGTTATCATTTCGGATACTGGCGTATTCACTATCCAAAATGGAGCAGTTACAGCTGCAAAATTGACTCTCACAGTCACATTTGCAGGAAATGCACTTGCTGGACATACACATACGGTAACACCAACTGGAACAGTGGCAGCACCAACATTCACGGGCAATGCTTTGGGTACACATCAGCATAATTTAGCCGCAGCCAATGAAACACAAGGAGCAAGTACGCTCAGATTATATATTTTTGCAGCTTCTGGAACTTTTACCGTTGGCGAAACGATTACTGGAGGTACTTCGGCCAAAACAGCCACTGTTGCAGAGAACAATTCAGTTCATACCACATATTTGGTAGTTACTGCGCCAAGCGGAGAATTTACGGCATTGGAAACGATTACTGGAGGTACTTCGGCCAAAACAGCCACTGTTGCAGGAACATTGACAGATCACTGGGATGTTTCCGCAAGTTTTGGTGCTGATTCTATCATTTCTTGCTGTTCTACTAATACCAAAGCAGCATTAGCACAACAAACTACTAACAACGAATTATCTGCAAGTCAATTTAGGTATCGTCCAGGCGATCTAGGAATCGAGACTAAACATTCAGATGGTTGGACCTCAATTACCGCAAATGGTCTCGCAGAAGCTATTACTGCCGTATCAGCCGGCACTCCTAGTGGTACTAATTCAGCTCCTGCCTTTACTGGCGCACCAGATACAACTTCATCAGATTCAGCAGGAACACCATCAGGAACAAATACTTTAAGCTAAAAATATGGCTAAAAAACAATCAAATCAACCAACTGGTTCAATTCAGAAAAATGACATAAGCCCATCTTATGTTATGAATAGAAATGTTAAATTTAATGGAACGATATATCACAAAGATGAACTTGTTAGCGCAGATCAAGAATGTGCAGAAATTTTCTTGAGGATGGGCTACATGCAATAATTTTTAATAATTTTTCACCATGTTACAAACAGATATAAATGGAGTAGCAAGACCGCCGAGTGTGCTTTTCCCTCTTGCAACTTCGGATAAAGGAGCAGTCTATTTGAAGGAAATAACTTTTGATGGAACGGCTGGAAAAGGTGCAATCGGCACAATTTCTTTGTGGACTCCTGTTGGTGCTGGAACGGTAAGAATCTTTGTAATCGGAGAGGTTTTGCCAGTTTCGGCAGGTGCAGGACATATTTCAATCGGAACTTCCGATGATGTAGCACTTTTTTGTCCGGATATTTTAGCGACAGATTTGACAGTAAATAAAGTTTGGCAAGATCAGACAGGTGGAGGAACACCCGCTTTTAAGGTTTCTTATAAAAATATTTTGGAGAAAACTGTTGTAAATAATGGTCCGATCATTTTGACAGTTGCTACTGGAGCCATAACAGCTGGAAAAATTAAAATTTATGCAATGTTTTCTCCAATTGAAAATGTTGCTAGTCTTTCTTAATATCCCTTAATCAAAAAAAATATGAATACAGGTTCACCATCAGGAACAACAAATCTTAAAGATTGGAAAGCTATCGGATGGCTATGCTTACATGGCTTAATCGGGACAGTTCTTGTCTTTCTGGTAGATTTTATTGCTGGTCATGATTTTGGCTCAATCAATTGGGCTATTCAGATTTTCGGTTCAGGAATTTCCGCATATCTTCATCAAAAATATCAAGGTGTATGACAGACTCAATAACATTGCAAATAAGTGTAATTGTATCTCTTCTCGGATTTGCTACCACGGCAGGCATATTGTGGCAAAAAGTGAACGGAATTTATCGAGAAGTGAATGAAATGAAAACTGATCTCAAAGAATTTAGAGAAATTATAATGAAAATAATCACAAAATAATGCCCTACTCATTAGCATCAGATGTGCGCAAACAAACACCATTCAAAGACACGACCTTGATAAATGATGCGTATATCACACAAAAAATCGCAGAAGCAGATGATCTAATCAATTCAGTTATTGGAGGAGTTTATAAATTGCCACTTTCGACTGTACCAAATATCATCGTCGATCTGAGCAAAGAAATTGCTGGACTAATAATTTTCCGTGAACAAGATGTTAATATTGAAGTTCAACCAGGCATTAAAGTCGAAGATCAGTGGAAAATTCAAATGGAAATTCTTTCAGCAATTGGAACAAGAAAAATAAAACTATTTGGCGATGGAGGCACTGAATTACAAATAAACTCATCTGGAACAATCTCGGGATATCCTACAACATCGAGTTCGTCACCAGATGCCGATAATAGTACTCAGCCAAAATTCACAATGAACATGAAATTCTAATGGATAAAATTGAAAAGGAAATAAGGGATTTGCTCAAAACCAACATCAATACGGTTCATACCGCAGAGGCTGGCACTACAGCGACAAATATTACAATAACAAACCATGGTTTGTCAACTGGCGAATTTATCCAAAATGTTACACGTAGTGCAGTGCTGGAAATTACCGTGGTTGATGCAAATAATTTCACCGTGGTTTCAACCACCGGACAAACAGTAGGAGATTCCATCACCTTTTTAAGATTCAAAAAATATTATGTTGGTCAAGTTGATGCTTTTCCTTTGGAATATTTGCCTTGTCTATGTCTATACGGCAAATCAACAGACATGAGGGCGTTATCATCAAACACTGATATGTGGGCAATGAGTATTGTGATTGAGGCGTATATTGATGCTTTCAGTAAAGTTTCATTATCAGACGTTTCTGATAATGATGATATTTTACGGGCGCAACAAACGCTCAAGCAGCTCATGGAACAAAGAGACGCAAATGGAATTGCTCTACCTAATACTGTCCTGGGAGTTTTACGCCGAAATATTCTTGGATCAAATTATCTTTATTCAAACGCCATTTCTATTCAATATAGTAAGCATGTAATTAAAAATAAAGTCTATTTTAAGGCGATAATGGAATTAAAAGCAGTTACGAAATTCTCTTTAAGAAAATAATTTTTAACCATAAAAAATCATGATTATAAAAGCACTCGCAAATTTCAACACTCCGTCTCATCCAGCTTTTGAAGAATCAAAATCGTATTTTGTATCTGATGAACTCGGCAAGGAGTTGATAGATAGAGGATTGGCAGAAGAGGATAAAACCAAAAAAGTTACTCCTCAACCAAAAGTAGAAAAATCCGAAAAAATAGATGAAAAAATTAAAAAATAATCCATAACTAATTAAAACATGAGTACATCAGCATTTTATTCTCGTGTGGCGAGTATATCTTTGAAAAAAGAAACAACACCAGCCACCCCAGTAACTCCAGATCAATTTTTTGGAATAAATGAAGAATCTGTAGTTACACAATACCCACTCGAACCAGCGCAACCAGTATCTGCAAATCGAACAATGAATTTGAGAGCGGTCAAAAAGGCTGTTCCAGCACCAACAGGTTCAATCAAATTAAATATTGAACCAAAGCAATTCGGCTATCTAGCGGAAGGTGTTTATGGAACTTTAACAGAAGGTAATTATTTGCCAATGAATACAGTAGTGGGAACATTTCAGATTGGCGAGACTGTCACAGGAGGCACTTCGGCAAAAAGCGGCACAGTCGCCTTTGTTTCTACGGAATATTTATTGATTACTGCGCCAACTGGAAATTTTATCGCTGCCGAAACGATCACAGGAGGCACTTCAGGAGCTACCGCTAAGGTTACTGCTTTCGATACGACTGTTTATGGTCATCGTGGCAAACTTCCACAAAATACGATGCCAACATTCACACTACAGTTTAATTTTCAAGATACGGCAGTCAGATATTTTGGCGTTCGATTTACCGCTCTCGATCAAATTGCTCAATCAAATAACATTATCACCGCAGATGTTAAAATGATTTCTCAACAAGAATTTCGTGAAGGAAAAATCACTACAGCAACAGTATCAGGAGCAGGAGCAAAGCAGCTTATTCTTGATCAAACAAAAGGACTTGTTGCAGGTGATACCATTAAACTATGGAGGCCAGGAACTGGCTTCATGGAATTTTCAGCAGCCTTGACATATACACATACTATTACAACTGTCAACGATGATACCCATATTACCGTCACAAATTTGCAAACTTCTACCATTGCAGGAGACTTGATTGTTCTAGCTCCTCAAACAGCAACTTATAGCGTCGGTGATGAATTTGCATGGATTGGTTCAACAACTGGCAAAATTGGTGACGCATTGAGTAGTTTGGCAGTCGCAGATTTTGAAGATTTCACATATGCAGTGATAAACGCATATGAAGAACGACATGCAGCTACTGGATTTTTGCCAAAAGATAGATTTCCAGCGGCAATCATTCAGAAAGGTTTAACCGCCAAGGGTTCATTCAAGGCATACTACAAAGATGAAACCTATTACAGACTTTTGAGACTAAATACTCAACAAGCTTTCTCAATTGCTTGTACGGGCAAGGCAATTGGTGTAACCGCTTTGAATTACGAAATTGATTTCATTTTCCCAAATGTTCAATTTGATTCATTCCAAACCTCTATTGCGAAGGATGCAGTAGTTAATCAAGCAATCCCGTTTACTGCTTATTATGATTCAACAACAGGAGAATTAGCAGAGTTATTACTTATCAATGACGTAGCCAGCTACTAAAATGGAAATTCAAATAATTGGCCTGGAAAAATTAAATAATAGAATCGACGGATTTAAAAAAAGACTTGCAGACTTGTCGCCAGCATTTGCGGATTCTGGCGACGTGATCTTGCAAGAATTCAAGGCCAATTTTTCGGAAGAAGGACGAATATTGACAGATGGTTGGCAGCCAAGAAAAAAAAGTTATCCGTGGCCAATTTTGGAAAAAACAGGTAAATTAAAAAACACATGGAATTCTAAAATTGAAAATAAGAAATTAACAATCAGTAGTCCGATTGAATATGCCACTTATCATCAATTTGGAACTCCAAAAATGCCAGCCCGTAAAATTGTCGGCATTACAAAATCTCTCCTTGAGAATGTTATAGACAGAATTAAAAAATATCTTTTAACTCCATAAAAATGATTTCATTCGTTGACGACAAGCCATCCAGATTAGTTTTTGGAAATGACTGGATTGATATAAAATCAAGCCTCTCTTTCGAAGATTTTAGAGTTTTCTTTAAAAACAAGGAAGATTCACTAGAAAATATATTACCTGCTCTAAAAAAAGTGGTGGTGGCGTGGAGTTTTAATATGCCAGTTTCGCCCGAAAATATTGAAAAGTTGACATATGCTAGCGTTATGGAATTGGGTGTTAAGGTTTTGGCTTTGTATACTCCCGAAAAAAAAAGCTCGACGCAATCACAGCCAGAATCATCCACGGAGTCCAAACCGACTGTTTAGATGAAATTACGGATTTTGAAATGTCAAAGATGTTCGGATTAGAATGGAAAGATCACGATAATGTGCGTATGAGAAATTTTATTACAATTTTAAACGCACAAAATAAAAAAATTGACTTAGACTCACGAAAACATGGCTGATGATGAAGTAAAAATAGTCCTTTCGGCAGAAGATCAAGCCACTCCCGCAATCGAAAATGTAAAACAGAGGCTATCTGATTTAGGTGCGACCCAAAATGAATTGGCAGGAGCAACACAAGAATTTAATGCAGGAATACAATCACAAGAAGCTAGTTTTGCCTCTTTATCTGGGCAAATGGAAGCGTTTGATTTACAGGCACAGCTTACTAATAAAGATTGGCAAGATTATGCAACCTATCTTTCCGAGGCGAATACTAAAACAGAAGAAGGCGCAGGCTTAATTGATGAATTCACAACCAGGCTTGAATACATGGCGGTGAGAATGGCTGCGACTTTTGTTTTATTCAAGGGATGGCAAGAATTGACAAAAACTATAAAAAACATAGATGAAGCTGAAAAGACACTCATTGAAACAACAGGAGCTTTCGGAGACAAACTAGATTCACTAAAGGGAAGTCTATCTAATGTTTTGGGAACTGTTCCACAAAACATTAAGGATGTTTCGATTACAGTTGCAGATATAAATCAACGATTTGGGGTTACTGGACAACAATTAGACAATCTTTCTAAAAATTTTTTAGATTTTTCACGAATTACTGGATCAAATGTTAAACAGTCTATTCAGGACGTTTCGCAAATGATGAATAATTGGAATATCTCGACGGATAAAACAAGTCGTGTTTTAGACGCATTAACCACTGTTTCCCAAAAAACAGGAATTGGCGTGGACAGTTTAACAAAAACGGCTCAACAGTTTGGAGAACAATTTAGATCAATGGGCTTTGATTTCACGCATACAATAGCTTTGCTTGGTAATTTTCAGATGGAGGGAGGTAACACAGAAAAAATGGTTACAGCTCTTAATCTGGCAATGACTAATTTTGCAAAACATGGAATTAAAGATCCCGCAGCAGCATTTTCCGAGTTAATCGCGAACATTAAAGACGCAAAAACAGACATGGATGCCGCAAAAATTTCTATAGCTGCTTTTGGTGCAAAAGCAGGTCCAGATTTTGCCACTCAAATAAGAGAAGGCAAGTTGGCATACGGTGATTTAGTTAAATCCATTCAAGATTCAAAAGGAATTGTTGAGAAAACATCAGATACCGCAACGACGCTCTCTGATACAGTTTCAAAAATGGGAAATAATATAGTTGCCGGATTCACGCAGGCGAGTGGAGCAGCAAGCATTTTAAATGAACAATTGACGAAAATAAATGATTCTTGGACAGAAAATAATCGACTCAACGTAGAATTATCGAATAATTTAGAATCTGATTCAAAATTTTACGATCAACTTTCGGAAGCTGCAAAAAATACCAGTGGAGATTTACATGATTTTTTCACAAAATGGAAAGATGCACAAGAAGGAATTGTTGCAAGCGATGTTGCATTAAGAGAGGGAAATTCTGCCTTGTCTAAAGATTTACATGATACGGCAATGGATCAACTCGCAGATTTGCAAAAAATAAAATCTTCCTTAAATTTAACCTCAACAGAAGTTTCTAATTATTCAGATGCGTATTTAGCAAAATGGAAAACCATAAATGCTGAAATAATTAAATCAATGGCCGCAACTGGCAAAGACGTTGGTGATATTTGGGCAGCATCTATGGCAAATATGATCAGTTCTGGTTATTCATGGGAAAAGAGCATGATAATATCCATAGATAATGTGCGTCGCCAAATGCAATCTGTTAGCATTGCTCAATGGGGATTATCGGCAGGATTCGCAGGATTAAAATCTGCCAAAAAATCTACTGATGAATTTGGAACTGGTGGTGGAGGTGGTGGAGGTGGGGCGGACCTTTCTTCTTTATTAGATAGTGGCAAAAAAACCAAGGAAAAAATTGACGAAAATATGAAAGGTTTTGCGGATGCTTTGGAAAAATCCGCAGATGCTTATAGGTCTTTGTCTACAGAAGGAGCAAAAGACTTAGAAACGCTAAAAGAAGCCCACAATACAACAACCAAAGACATTATTGATAAGCTCGTCACATTAGACGATACCTATAAGTCTACAATCAAATCAGAAAAAGAATCGCTACAAAGCCTTGCGGAACAGCACAATAAAACAACGGAATCTATACAGAACAATATAGATAAAATACGTCAATCATTATCTGATCTTGATGACAAGTTAGCGGCAGATACACAGGTTGCAGTAGATGATTTATCAAAAGCTTTTATTGAAACAAAAAAGAGCGTTGCAGATTTACAAAATCAATTAGATAACTGGAAAACTCCGAATAATATTGCTGAAACGCAATTGAAAATTGATCAATTGCAAGAAAAGCTTAATCAAGCAAAAAATCCACAAGATCAAAGACTTATTGAGGATGAAATAAAAAATCAAAAGATTGTTTTGCAATCATATATAGATTCTGATTCGGAAAAGAAAAAGACAGTCCAAGATTCTTTATTAAAACAACAAGCTTCGCTAAATCAATATTCTGATCTAGCTGCACAATACGCAAAAGACATTGCAAACGCCCAAAAATCAGCCGATGCAACAGTTTTGGAGTCAGCGGTGAAAACATTTCAACAAAAAACTCTAGCCGCACAAGATGCTTATAATAAACAAAAAAACGTACTCAATCAGCAATTATCTGATTTGCAAGCTTCTTTACAGATAGAAATGCAAGCATATTCACAAAAAGAAGCAAAAATAGAGGAAGAAACAGCGGTAAAATTAAAAAACCTAAAGAAACAAAAAACAGATTTAGAAGAAAAATTAAAAGAAGAGAATACACTTTATAAGGAAAAGTCAGATGAAATAAATAAAATTCTGAAAGATGCTTATCAATACCGAAGAGAACAGGAAGATTATTTCACTCAACAGGTCACATCGGACATAGAAGCGCAAATCAAAGAATATCAAAAACTTGCACAGGCAATTTCGGCCGCAAATTCGGCAAAGTCAGCCGGAATATTACACGTGACCACCAAGGCAAGAGCTACTGGTGGCCCTGTTTCTCCGGATGAAGGATATTTAGTTGGTGAAAATGGCCCTGAATATTTTAATCCTTCAACATCTGGAACGATTATCCCGAATGATAAGCTGGGAGGAAATACAACAATCAATTTCAATTTCAATGGTGTAATTTCTAGCAAACAAGTGGCTCAAGAATATGCCGACATTATGTTTCGCAACTTCAAACTTCAATCACAAGCTTTCTAAATGCTTTTTCTTTACGTAAATGGAACAGACAGAACGGGCGATCTACAAAGGGAAACACTTGAAAAACAAAATCAAGTGCAACAACGTGCAGACACGCTTAACTTCACGTTGTTTCAGGGATCAAAGCCGAGTCATGATGAAGATGTAAAATTATATGTTGGAGACACGGTTAAAAGCATTGCAGGGGCAGTCATAACGCTTGATGGACATTTTGAAAAATCAACAAATAAATTTTATGCTGGCCAAATTATTCATTTGCGAATAGGCCAAACAGACGAAACAAAAGCCACAGTATTGTCTTATGATGAATCAACACTAATTCTTACTTTGACCACATCGCCGAGTGTTACGGTCAATCCTGGTGATAAAATTGGAGAACTTGTATATGGCGGCGTTATATCAAGAACTAAAGATCAAAACATAGAAGTATTGGCAAATCTGGAATATCCGATCGAATGTGTTGACTATACAAAAATTTTTGATAAAAAACTCATTGCAGATAGCTGGATTGCATATGACGGTCGACAGATCATTAACGATTTTTTAAACACTACAATAAATTATAATTCTACTGTTGATAGCTTATCTTACGGCACAAATGGCGCAATTCAGGCGGTATGGACACCGACAAATGATGGTAATGCCGCCACCGTTGATTTAGCGGATTTTATAGAAGGTTCAGGATCAGGATCGCTGAATTGGACATTTGCTGGTGGAACGGCTAAATGGGAGGCCACCCCTACAATCAAGAACGTCTCTCCGTGGACGGGTGTTAATAATGGAACGCCAACGAAGGGATTTTTGATGTTTTGGGTGAAGCCGTTAGACTACACAAAAATCACAGCATTAAAACTTAGAATTGGATCAAGTAATGTGAATTATGTTGAGGTGACATTACCTCTTCCCACAAATAACAACTGGCAATATTTAAGTGCAAATTTGGCGACGGGAACAGTTGTCGGCGTACCAGATTGGACGGTTATGAATTATGCTGCAATTATTATAACCGAGACTGCAACATCATCAACTAAAGTTAATGGATTCCGTCTAAATTCCACTGGAAGTTTCACTGCATATAATCTTAATCCTACAACTAAATTAGATGATTTTAGGTCGAACAACATAAAGCCAACGGCCTTAATGCAAACTTTGGCCAAAAATTTCTCTTTCATGTGGTACGTAGACTATGAAAAAGATGTGCATTTTTTTGGCATGGATACTATTTCGGCTCCCTTTAGTTTGACTGATACGTCGAACAATTTTAAATATTTAACTCTTGAAGTAGATCAAAGCCAACTTTCAAATCGAGTGATTGTGCAGGGAGGTGAGACGGATTCTGTTTCGCAATATGCACAAGTCGTTCCAGGGGATGCCGCTCGAAGAGAATGGCTCATGAAGAATAAATTTGATGATGTTGGGATGACGATCAAAATTGACGACAATACAACAACACACGCAGCAGAGGTGGGCACTATCACCACAAATATCAAAATAACTGGTCATGGTCTATCTTCTGGCGATCATGTGATAAATAGAACCAGAGGAAATACCGTGAGACAAATTTTAGTAGTAGATGCAAACAACTTCACCGTCGAGGCCGTTGTCGGACAAACTAATGGCGACACAATTAGCTTTTTTGCAATCTCTAAAACTTATGGACGTGAAGGACTCGATGATGAAAGTGTTTTTGATTATATGGTAAATGCTCAGGTCCAATCAGTAAGGGCATCAACCCAAACAATTACATTATCGTCGGGAACATTTATAAGATTTTCTTATTTTGAAAAAATACCCATTCAAATACAGTACACAGACACGGCTTCGGCTAATGCCCTCAAGGCCTTGGGGTTGGGAGATGGCGTATTTGATCTATTACCAGTTTCCGATGTGAGTATTCAAGACTTAGCAACGGCGGTTGCCTTGGCACAGGCGGCAATTCAAGATTATAAAAATCCTATTGTCACCGCAACATTCAAGACAGATCGTCAAGGATTAAGGGCAGGACAAACAATCCACATTCAAGATTCGGTGCGTGGAATTGGTAATGATTATTTAATTCAAATTGTGGCTGCTAAACAGATAGCTGGTGAATTTTCAGACTATTTTATTTATGAAATAACCGCAGGCACGACACTTTTTGGCTTAATCGAGTTTTATCAAAAATTGCTTGCCCGACAAGCACAAGTTGTGAATAATATTAACGAGGTGGTCGAAACATTCGTTACGGCATCCGAAGGAGTAACAACAACAACGACATCTGAGTCCGCCGCAATTGGTGGATTCAAAAAAGCAACGAAAATTGAAGGTGTTACAGCAGTTAAAACGGCTGAACACACCTATAAGCATAATCAAGGAACATGGCACTGGGAGGCTTCTGTCGGACAAGACCTGCCAACAAGATGGAATTTATTTGATTGGGGATGATTTTTTAAATTATTTTTATGAATACAAAAGAACAAAATCAGATTATGGTCGGAAAAGAATTACATTTACTTACGCTTTGCGATGCAAAAAGTGAAGTGGCAAAAGACTTAGAAAGACAAATTGAAAAAGTAAGAATAAATCGAGAAGAATTATTAAAAAATGGAAACTATAACGAAAAAGCAGCTTTTGAACTTTGGAAAATCTATAGTTATTTAATAGAAAAATTACATAAAAGTTTTATGATTCGGCAGTTTCGGGTCGAAAACATAACCACAACGGTTGGAAGATCTGTTTTTGCTCAGAGATTGGCTGGTGTCAATACCTATACGGGAAATGTTACGCATACAGCACTAGGAACAAGTAATGCTGCCCCAGCAGTTGGAAATACTACCCTCGGAACAGAAACATACAGAAAAGCTTTGTCAAGTGGAACATTTTTAAACAACGTTTCTTATTTAGAAACTTTTTTTACGGCGGCAGAAGTGAACGGAACTTTTGAGGAATATGGGAATTTTATTGATGGAACAGGTGCGGCAAATTCCGGCCAACTTTTTAATAGATTTATTCAAACGGTTGCAAAATCAAATGTAGAAACTCTTAATGTACAAACAACCATCACGTGGTCAGATGGATGATAATAAAATTAAAATATGTCAATAAGTTCATCAATAGTAGCGGCGAACGATCAAGCCCTTGCGACTCAGTACAATAGTGTCAGATTGGATATTCTTACTCATGCGGCAGACACGCTTAGTGATACGGGTGTGGCAGATGCGTACATTGTGACATGTGATAACCAAATTACCGCTCTGGCAACTGGACAAGTAGTGAAGTTTATTGCAGGACATGCTAATACTGGAGCTTCGACGTTAAGATTTAAAAACTCTCTTGCTCTTGATGTTACAAAAAATATTAAAAAATCAAACGGTGAAGATTTAATTTATGGAGATATTGCGCTTAATGCTTTAATTGTTTGTGTATATGACGGAACTCAATTTGTCATTCAAGGTTCTGCGGGGGCAAAAAGTATTGATAGAATATTTACAGCAAACGAATCTATATCTGTAAATGATAGGGTCTCGTTAATTGATGGAACCGCCAATACTGTAGAAAAAACAATTCGTCATAATTATGATAATCCTCCTAGTAGCGTAAGTCCTGGTGGAACAAGAACACAATATAAAAATTGTAAATGTGATATAGATCATTCAGCCGTCATTTATAGCGATGGAACTAATTGGCAGGCAATAATTGCAGAAATAAATAGAGAGACTTTAGGTTTGTCTTTTGGCACACCTGTTCAGTTAAATACTGCAAGTACTGCAAGTACTATTTGGGCAAAATGCACATATATGGCAGACAATAAGATCGCCTTTTTATATTTTACCGCAGATAAACATTTGCGAATTCGTGTTGGTACAGTTTCCGGCACAACAATTACTTTAGGAACAGAATCTGATCTGTATACCGGAACTAATATTTATGGGTGTTCAATGGCTCTAATGAGTACAGATAAACTTGTTGTTGCTTATTCTGATGATACGACTGGCGGAGGAAATTCAACAATTGGAATATTCGACGTGACGGTGTCTGGCACAAACTGTACTAATCATATTGCTAATAAAATCACAAAACCTAATGGATATACTACTGGAAATGATCCCATAGATTTAGTTTGTTTGAATTCTACGATTGCGATGGTGATAGTAAGTTATCAAACTGCTACAGTATTGGGCTGGAAGGTCACATTTACGGGAGATGTACCAGCGGACACAGCCACATATACAGTCGGCGTATCTGGCGTTGCCGAATTCGTAAATGCAACTCAAACCTGTACGAATGCAGGAAACGAACAAATACTTATCACATGGTATGATAGTGGGCCTAAATATAATGCAAGAACATTGAAAGTTGATGGCACTCTTTCATCTGTTCTTGCTCTATCAACAACTCCAGATGGATTCAGTAATTCTCCTCAATATTTAGGCATTGTGTGTATTGAAGTTGATTCTACGTCGAACAACACATCAAGAAGTTTTATTAGTGGAAGTAGTGGAACACTTATGGAAATTATTACAGGTGGAGCAAGTTGTAGTTTTGTTTCAATTAGAGGCATAGGAAGTGGTGATTATTCATGTATTACACTTATCGATTCCAACAGGAAAAAAATTGTATGGATAAATGGTACATTTTCCGCTCGGGCCATGTCTGAATATGATAATTCTAATCTCTATATTGGATGTGCGCTGCAAACAGTCACAATTGGAAATTCAATAGCAATAAGATCAATTGGAATAATTAATGGTTTTGCTGGTCTATTGATAGGAAAAACATATTATCAAGATTTCAATTCTTATACCCTAACAACTATTGATACAGGAATAATAATTGGCACAGCTATATCGACAACAGAACTAGATGTCAATAATTCAAAAAAATGCTTAAATATTTCTTTTTATACGAATTCTAAGATTAAAAATACAGGAGCATTCACTTGGAGAATTTATCATAATTTAGGGGTAGTTCCTTCAATAATCCGTGCATCCGAGGGAGGCAATCCGAATACTGGAGTATCTAATAATGGACAATTTGGAAATGGAACATATCGAAATTTTATATATTCATATTCATATGGTTCTGCTCTTGGTGCAGGGCGGGGGGATGCGGCATTGGTTAATTGGGGTAACTGGGTAGTCACAGTGAGTCAATCAACAAGATTCTATACAGATTTTTCTATTTCTAGTCCTGCCGATATTGGAAGTGATGCAGTTTTTTCTCTTGAGTTTGAAGCATAAATAAATCTAAATCTAGTATTTGTTTTATATGCGGTGTTTTAAGCAATGGCGAAGGGTAATTGCCGTTGTGTCGTTCGGGCAAAAATTAAGACAAAGCAAAACTAGGCTATTGACAGTCCTCAATCTATAGTATAGTGTTCAATGTGTACTACAATTAGTAGTGGTAAACCAATTTTCAAGGAGCAAGATCTCGCGAGAGCGGGATTTTTGCTTATGCGTATGTTTTGAAGTTTCTGGCACAAGGGTCGATGAGGCCGTCATTGATTCAACAATGCGCCGGTTAATCCAATATGCTCATCGTCCATTCATATTGGCGGCGGTAGGGCTTTAATTCCCTTGCAGGGCTTCGTCTTGCGTCAAAACCCTGCAAGGAGATTAAATATTGACTAGAGGGCAGAATAGAAGATTTTTTTCTGCCCAGGGCATGCGTTCTGTTGTCATAATAGCTCAGAAAAATTAAAAAGCAAATACAAATTATAATTATGGTTATATCATCGAACTCAGTTCGAACTCAGATAAATTATGATTTAATTGTCAAATTCTCTTGCAAATAATTATAGTTTAAAATATAATTGAATAAATTTAGTTACTTAACTCTTTTCTTATGATAGAAAAACTTGATCGTGATTTGATGATTTTATCGGTTGTCTCTGTATTCTTATCGTTTTTTGTTTCGTCCTGGCTTGAATTAACGGTGATTGGAATTTGGTTTGCGGTTTTGGCAATATTTTTTAAAATTTAAAATTATGGAAAAAACATATTATCAAATCAATCTTAAAAAATCTAATTCTGGAAATATTATCATTGAGGCGTTAATTCTATTAGCGGCAACCTTTTGTTTCGTTCTTGCGGCGTTTTGTGTGTGGTTTATTTTATCCATTATATTTTGTCTATGAAATGTGATTATTGTCAAAAAGAGACAGATATATTGGCAAACACCCCGTATCTTATTGATTCTCTCAGGGGAGCAAAAATGTGTCGTCGTTGTTGGAATACTTCTTTTTTAACTAATTTTCCGGATGGACCAAAATTTAATCCAAAAAATTAAATATATTAAATAAATCAAAAACCATTATGAATGTATCTTATAAACAATTTTCCTGGGGTGTATATTTAATTTGCGGATCAATATTTGGTGCTAATGGACACTCCATAGCTGCCTTGATGTTTGTGGTGATGTCTTTATTTTCAGTCATATCTATTAAAAACTAACATGAAACCAAAGAAGAAAAAAGAGGCGGAAGATAGGATCGTTGACAAAGTGGTGGTTGCGTTAATTTATGACGATGTTATGTTCGGAAAAACACCAAAAATCACTTTAAAAGAAGATCTTGAGATCCTCGAAGATCGCATTAATGCAATGTGGAGAAAGAAGATTGAGGAGGCAACGGCACATCCAGAATGGTTTTCTTATCCCGATAATGCTTTTAAGTACATTCGTGCAAAATTATTAGATAACAAAGCAGCCTCATACCTGGAACGCCTGAAATAGAAGTTTATTTAGGGGGAACCCGCAAGATATTATTAAAAGCTCTTAAATATATTAAATAACTAAAAAACTATGTCAGACACAAGCTGTGAGAATTGTAATTTATGCTATGGCTGCGAAGACTGCGGTGGCTGCGAAGGCTGCGGTGGCTGC